TATTTTTCTAAATCTTTGTTTTTCAGCTTTTGTAGTCAAAATAGTTCAGTTAAATCTATGTATTTAAAAAGATGTTTTGGAACATCAAAATAAAACTCATGCTTTGTATTGTCTTTCATTTCTATTTGAGGATAGCTTAATACTTCATGGCCCTTAATCCAATAAGCGTTTTTCATATCTTGCGTTAAAGCAAAAAACAGCGTATTTGGAACTTCAAGCATTTCTACTTTTCTAACTGGAACATGGATTGTATAAAAAGGGCAAACTGGACTCCATTGGCGAACTTCTACTTCAGCCCAACCAACTTGCTTACCAGCTCTACAAATCAATAAATCAGTTCCATAAATATCAGGGTTATCAAAAGCATCTAAACCCCATTTCATTTTTAACCAAGAAGTGACCGCAGCTCTAGCTGGAGGATCATACTTATCATGCAGCTCTTGATCAAACTTTTTTATTTTCATGATTATCTGCCAAATCTTGCAAGATCAAAGCCATTTCAACAATATCTGTAGCCAGTTCATAAGCTCGATTACTGTTGTTTTTGTTCATATTGTCTTGATATTTCTTTAAAAGACTATGAATCACGATGTAAGGCATAGAAAAATCTTTCATATTGAACCCTTTCTTCGATTGCTCGATAGTGTTTGCCATAATTCCGTAATACGGATCTCGGTATTGCGTTTGTTATCTAAAATCTTGAATTCTTTGTAAGCCTCAACCCATAGCTCAACTGCATTACCAAATTTAAGGCTTGCTATGGCTTTTGCCTCCTTCTCTGCTACTGTCCCCTCACCAGCCAAAAAAGAATGAGCCTTGGCTTGTTTAATGCCTTCCTCAAGCCTTTTAACCTCAGATCCTAGAACTGCATGATCTTCATCTGTCGTTGATAGGTAAATCAATGCTTTTTCAACCCTATCTTCATCTAACTTTTCTAAACTCATTTCCACTCTCCTTTTTCATCAGCTCGATTGCCTTTTACCCATTGATCCTCGAAATCCCTAATTAGCTTCCAACTCAACTTTTCTTTATGTTTAGCCATGTATTCCCTAAAAGCCTTTAAACCCCATTGCCTGCGCCACATAATGAGCTGGCGAACAGCGCATTGATGCCGATACTTTTCTTCATTCATCTAATCTTTTTCTGAGCAAATTCCATGCTGTTGCTGCACAAAGTGGCACCTGTCCGTTTCCAATGGCTTTAAGTCTGTCCATCCCAGCGACCACCCCATCAGCCACTCTACCCACATTGGGTTCAATCTTCCACCAACCAGGGCTGTCAATCCATTCTGACGATTCTCCCTTATCTGTTGATTTCCTTTGTGTTCTGAACTTAAAGGTGTTGGCCATTCTGCTTTGCGTTTCTTTAACGCTTTTCTGCTGTTGCTTCCCCCATCTATCCCTGTTGTGCAAGGAGTGTGAAAAAAAGTTTCGTTGTTCGGCACAAATCCAAATTCGCTCTCTTTTGTGGTTCGCTCCAACATCGGCTGCGGATAACACTCCCCATTCCGCATTGAACCCCATTTGGGCCAGATCTCTAAGGACTGTTCCAAGTCCTCTAGAAGTGAGCATTGGGGAATTTTCCACAAAAGCGTATCTAGGTCTAACTTCGCCAATGATTCTCGCCATTTCTTTCCACATTCCTGATCGCTCTGCCTCGATTCCCCCCCCCCTTCCTGCTGCTGAGATATCTTGGCAAGGAAATCCTCCTGATACAACATCAATAATTCCTCTCCAAGGCTTTCCGTCAAAGGTTTGAACATCATCCCAAATTGGGAAACTCGGCAAAAGTCCGTCATTTTGCCTGGCGCACAATACGCTTGCTGGATAGGCTTCCCATTCGACAGCGCAGACTGTTCGCCATCCAAGGAGATGTCCCCCAAGTATTCCTCCACCAGCGCCTGCGAAAAGAGCCAACTCATTCATGCCACCTTCCTTTTTTTATCTCTTTGGTCAAGGATAAATTTCTTCATCTCAAAATAGCTGTTAAAACGAGCTTGGCGAGGATCTCCTCCACATTCGACCCTATATGCCTCCTCTATCTGCTGATCCGTTCCTAGAGGCAATTCTGTGGCTTTTTGCTGTGCTTGTTGTATCCAGCTTGCCTCAAATGATCTCCAGCCCTTGAAAATAATTGTTTCCAATACTTGATCCAATGGCATCTTTGCTAATTCAGCTTCTTTTATCAGCCTTGCTAAAACTCGATCCGTTACTGGAGCTTTCAATCTTTTCCTGTAAACCAAAAAATCATTCCATAAATCAACACTAACTCCGTCAGGAGTTACGACTTTAGGAGTAGTCTTTATATGGTTCTTGGTTAATGGTTCTTGGTTCTTGGTTGGTTGAACGGATGTTGAACGCTTGTTGAACCGAGCTTCAGCAGATGCCTTTCCTGCTTTACTGGCTTGGTCTAGACGGCTATGGTATTTAGCAATTTCTTCATCAACTCGCTTGTTATGCCAGCAATTATCTTCATCAAAAATGAAGAACTCCTGCAGTATTGCATCAACAGTTTCAACGGATGATCGGATTCGTCTTGCTACAGTTGAACTGTCGTTGAACGGCTGTTCAGTCATGTAATAAAGATCAATCATTCGTCTATAAGCCAAGTCCTCCTCATTACTTAAATGAGAAGTGTGGCTAATGTAATCCCCAATATGAAATGGGTAAAAGTTCATCTCAATCCTTTTTAAATAGATCAGGTCTAAGCATTTCATTGGTCAAACGACCCTCAGATAAAGCGCTTAATTTTCTAAGATGGCGAATAGGGATGTAGCCTCTCGCAACCCATTGATATACCGCAGAATTTCTCACTCCTAGCAGCTTAGATAGCTCATCCAAAGTGCCAAATTCCACTTGTAAAAGCTGTTTTATTTCATTCATAAATCCTCCTGGAATGAACAATATCATAGATTTGTGCGATTTCACAACAAAAAAGATAAAAAAAAGTATTGACGAGGTGCGTATCTATGATAAAGTTTACCCATGCAGTAAATTTTATTAACCAAGTGAAGGAGTAAGTGATGAAAACATTTAAATGGGTTGTAGAGTTTGAAGTTACAGAAAACTGGATTGCTGATGGATTTAACATCACCAATCAAAAAGCTACTGGCATGATTGAACAAGCATTGCCATTTGCTAGTGGTGCAGAGTTTTCAGCTAAAGTAATTAAAGCCCCTGATGCAAAGTTGATCCGTAAAACTCAAGGCTATACCAATTAATTTACAGCCCCTGAAAGGGGGCATTTTTAAAGGAGTAAGTGATGAAAACAGCAATTATTGAATGGGCAACAGCAGTAGTAATGGGAGTAGTTTTTGGCGCTATGTTTGCCTACGGCTTATTAGGAGGGTTCTAACATGGGAATGAACCGCCACGATGCTTACTATGAGCCTAATGATTACGATGATCGTTCTGATGAAATTGAGGAGCGCACTTGGCAGTTAATGAAGCCAGGCGCTCAATACGATTACAGAACAACCCAAGCAGTTGCAGAGGCTATGGGGGATCTAGATAAAGAACGAGCTGATGCACTTCAAGCCATTATTGATACCCAAGATTACGAACAAATTGGCAGAAAAGTAATGATGATGGCTTTGGATTACATGGAGCGATTTGCCAAAGATGCAGCAGAAAATGAAATCAACGACTAAGGAAAAAGTGATGAAAACATATCAAGAAATACGCACTATCAATGTAAATGAAAATACCGAAAAGAAAGGTAAATTTACTTATTTATCTTGGGCTTGGGCAGTAGATCAACTTTTACAGCTTGATCCAGCAGCTACTTGGGAATATAAAGATCCAGTTTATTTTGCAGAAACTTTAATGGTCTTTTGTTCTGTAACCGCTTTTGGCAAAACCATGACAGCTCAACTTCCTGTCATGAATATGAACAAAGCTATTCCTAATCCTGATGCTTTCCAAGTCAATACAGCTATGCAACGATGCCTGGCTAAGGCAATCGCTCTACATGGTCTTGGTTTGTATATTTATGCTGGTGAAGATATTCCTGATGAGGAAGAAGTAGATTTAACAGGCCAAGCAGATCTTTGGGTAAAAGCAATCAATACAGCGAAAGACATAGATGAACTCAAAACAATTTATGGTAATGCCTACCACCAGCTCTCAAAAGATAAATCAGCAGTCGCTAAGATTTCAGCAGCCAAAGATGCTCAAAAAGCAAAACTGGGAGCATAAAGCTATGTTTGATGCAATCTTAATCAGAGAAAAGGAGGCTCGAAAATGAGCTTCATAATTGGATTCTTAGCTTTAACTGGACTGCTTTGTTGGATATTTATTGCAGTTGTTCTATTTTATATTTGGGTTGAATAATGACTACTTTTACTACAGAAGATCGAATTGCAGCAATACAACAAGGAACTGTTGAATGGCATCAACTTAGATTAGGAAAGGTTACAGCCTCTAGGGTTGCCGATATACTGGCTAAGACAAAATCAGGCCCTTCAGCTAGTCGAGGTAACTATCTGATTGAGCTTGCCTTGCAACGAGTTACAAAGACCATAGAGGAATCATACCAAAATGAAGCTATGCAATGGGGAACTCAAACAGAACCGCAAGCCAGGGTTGCTTACGAGGTTAAAACAGGCAATTTTGTGGATCAAATCGCCTTTATTAACCATCCTCACATCCTTGGCTTTGGTTGCTCTCCTGATGGCTTGGTTGGAAACGATGGTCTTATTGAAATCAAGTGTCCAAACTCTGCTACACATTGGAGCTATATAAAGGCTAATGAACCACCTAACAAATATGTTATTCAGATGCAAGCTCAAATGGCTGTTACAGGAGCTAAATGGTGCGACTTTGTGAGCTTTGACCCAAGGATGCCTGAACGCAGCCAATTATT